GGTATGTTTGTATACAATATGATTGCCCTATGTATAGGTGCAATTTTAGTTTATATAGTTATTAATAGAAATGATAGAGAGTAGTATATACTAACCCCCCTGCAACGACAGGATACTATACCATAAAATAGGAGAAAAATCAACGAGTCACATTGACACAACCATACAAATAAGGTATATTAATATTATGAATATGATAAAAGAAATAAGAGAAAAAACATCAGAAGAAAAATTAGCTATTGCTAAAATACAAGTGATGATGGAAGATGCATTTGGTATATTAAGTAATAGTGAGTCAAGTCCTGCATTACAAAGTAGAGCAAAGAATTGGTTTGATACACAAGACTGTGCTTTATGGTGTGATATGGCAGGTACAACACAAGACCATATTGTAAAACTATTTCAGAACTTGCAGTATAATTATAATTCTGGTAAGATAACAAAAGATCAATTAAGATTTGGTATTAGAAAACTGGAGAAAAAAATATGAACATATTTCATTTACATACAGACCCAAGAATATGTGCTGAATATCATTGTGATAAGCACGTAGTAAAAATGATATTAGAAACTGCACAAATGTTATCAACTGCATATCGTAGAAACTTTGGAGATAATGATGACCTATACAAAACTGCATACCCTAAACACCCTATGACTATTTGGGTTGGAGATAGTGGTGCTAATTTTTTTTGGTCAGTACAATTATTAGACCAATTAATATATCAATACACAGTAAGATATAAAAAAGTACACAAGACAATTAAGATATCAAATTTATTACACGGCAAACATAAACTATGGCACACTTGGAAAACAGAATTTACACCACCACCACAATGTATGCCAGATGAATACAAACACAAAGATTATATAACTGCATACAAACAATATTACATTGGCGAAAAAAAAAGATTTGCAAAGTATACTGGAGTTGACACACCAGACTTTATGTGTTAATATGTATATGTATTTAAGGGGGTACATCAACCTCACACTAGGGCTAGTCTAAGTCGTATAAGCACGCAAGTGTCGACAAGGTTGGATAATTACCTTAATGGTGTGCCCCTTGAAATACAAAAAAATATGAAAAAAATAATCAGTAAAATAAATGTATGGTCATTGTATTACCGAACAGAAATTGTTTGGTTTATAGTTGGCTTTATAGTAGGAGTTATATTAATATGAACAAGAAAAAAACTATGCATACTATTAGGAGTATGTTCTTTGATTTAAAAAATGACAAAGATATTATGGACGACTTTGCTAATATTACATATGATGTAGGTTATATGGTTGCACTATGTATAGCACTTAAAAGAAAAAGAGTAGCAGATAGAATATACGATTACTTTTTGAAAGGTTGGTAATATGAAAATAAAAGATATAGAAAAAAAGATAGGCACACTATCTAATCCAAGTAAAATGCCCTCGTATGCGTGGGGTATATCTGCAAAGCATTGTAATACTGGTAGTAAGTTAGCAAAGATAGAAGGTACTATCTGCAATAAATGCTATGCACTTAAAGGTCATTATGCTTTTAAGAATGTATTTGACGCACACGAGATAAGACGAAAAGCAATAGAGATGAATGAGTGGGTAGATTATATGGCAGAACTATTGACCCTAAAGTACAAAAACCTAGATAAATCAAGGCTTTATCACAGATGGTTTGACTCTGGAGATTTACAATCTTTGTCACATCTTATGAAAATATTTGAGGTATGTGAACTTACACCACATATTAAATACTGGTTAGCTACTAGAGAGTACAAGTTAATAGATAAAATAAAAGAAGAAGATGTACCAAAAAATTTATGTTTGCGTGTATCAGCTATTACAGTTGACGGCAACCAACCCAAGTTCTGGAAATGGACTTCGGGTGTACATAAAGATAAACCTGCAGTTGGTTGGGAATGCCCTGCACCAAAACAAAATGGTGAGTGTGGTAATTGCAGAAACTGTTGGAGTCGTAAAGTTAAACAAGTAAGTTATAAGGAGCATTAATGAGAGAATATACATTCGTAAGAGGTGATGGAGATAAAAAAATTATTGAAGCTAGAAGTTTAAAAAAAGCTATAATAAAATATGGTGGCAAACCCATTGGTAAAGATAAGTTTGTCCATATAAATTGGCAAAGTAAAAAAGGTAATTCATCTTATAAAATATTAGAAGTGCCATACAAAACAAGAAAAGAAAGAAAAGGTAAGCTATGAGTAATTGTTATGACCACAGTATTAAAAAAAATATGTTGGATACTGTTTATGGAACTAGACAACAATTAAAAGATGATATGAAAGAAAACAGAAGAAACTTAAGTAAATGGTATTATGAACAAATGGCTATGTATGATTATGCTCTAGCAAATTTTGATGAGTGGTATAAAGAATACGCAGGAGAAAGTTGGGAGGAGTTAAATGATAACAAAGATTAGTTTAATAATATTTTTTTTGTGCCTTACATCTTGTAAGACAACAGATTATAATCCAGCAACAAGTGTGTTAAAATACGTAATAACTAATGGGGGTAGCAAATGATTACAAAAGATATAGCAATAAAATTAGAAGAGTCTATAAAAAATATAGGTGGTAAAGTAGATGAGTCTGTGCCTTATATGGATAACTACTGTCATCAAATACAATTTAAAATAAATGAAAAAGAATATACCATTGATTTAACTGATATGGATATTGTAAATACATACAATGTTTGAATTTAAACACCCAAGTTATTACGCAAAAATAAAAAAACAAAATCGCTTGACAAATAAAGAAAACTATGATAAGGAAATAGACAATGAAAAAATACAAAGTAAGAATAGCAGGATTGGGAATAGAAGCAGTAGCAATAATACCATTCGACAACGATCCAGATCTAGAACAAGTAGAAAATAATATAGCATACTATCTCAATAATAATTTAATGAAAGTAGAAGCTAATGACTTCTATGCAGTTGATAGGTATTTCGTAACATACGAGGAAGTATCTATTTGAATTACAAACAACAACTTGCAGTAGTTGAGGGATTATTTATTCCACCAGACTCACAGATAAGAATGGATTGTCCATTTTGCAGTGGTAAAAATACTTTATCTGTAGATACAACAGATGGTAATTTAAATTGGTATTGCTTTCACGCTTCGTGTAGTGCTAAAGGTAAAAAACAAGGAGAAAAAAATATGCAATATGTAGAAAGAGTATTTCAAGGTAATAAAGGATTACACATAGAAGATGTAAATTTTAAGATACCAGATAGCTTTCAATCAATATACTCAAATGAAAAAGCTATGCGTTGGTTATCAAATAATAATTGTTGGGAATCTTGGTCTTGGGGTAGAGCAGATTTTAAATATGATGTAAAACAAGATAGAGTTGTATTCTTAGTTAAAAATAGATACTCACATAAGATAGTAGGTGCAGTGGGTAGGGCATTAAATAAAAATGAGTTTCCTAAATGGTATATGTATGGTAATAAAGATGTGCCATTTAAATGTGGTGAGTGTGAAGACTCTGTAATTGTAGAGGATTGCCCATCAGCTTGTGCAGTATCAAATGTATTAACTGGTATAGCAATTATGGGTACAAAATTAAAACAAATACACAAGAGTCACTTGCAACCATATAAAAAATTATATATATGTTTGGATAGAGATGCAACAACAAAAGCATATGATATAGCAAAAGATTTAAGATCATCTGGGTTTGAAAATATAATTGTAAAACCATTAGAAGATGACTTAAAATACTATAATACAGAACAGATAAGGGAGATTTTTTATGGATAAAAAAATGAAAGAAGAAATATTAGATTCTTGGAATTCTTGGAAGTGGGATATATGGGAATCTAATAGGTCTACTTGGACTTCAAGAGATCAAACTATAGCAGAAACAATAGATCAAATTTTATTAAAGGAGTTAGATGATAGAAAAGCAAATGATTAGGCTTATGCTTAATAAAAAATTTTATACACAATACAAAGGTACATTATCTCCAACAGTATTTG